ATAACAATAGGAGAATTTTTTAAAAATAAACGCCTAAAATCCTGTGTGGATTTTATAAATGGATAGAAAGTTTGAAGAAATATACAATGTAGATGATTATGAAATTCTTACCGATGATGGTTGGAAAGACATACGTGCAGTTTGTAAAACAATCCCATATGATGTATGGGAATTAAAATTGGTTGATAATAAAAACATAAAATGTGCTGACGATCATATAGTATTTTCTGATTCTAAAGAAAAATTTGTAAAAGATTTGGTTGTAGGAGATATAATTGATACCGCAGAGGGAATTTCTTATGTTTCGGAATGTAAAAATCTAATGTATCAAGAAAATATGTATGATGTCCAAGTAGACGGTCAAAAATATTATAGTAATGGAATACTTTCACACAACACAACTATTGTTGCCGCATATGTTTTGTGGTATGCAATATTTCATAAAGACAAGACTATCGGTATTGTTTCTAATAAAGAACGGTCAGCCAAAATGATTCTCGATAGAATCAGAAAATCATATGAGGCCCTTCCTACATGGTTAAAACCAGGTGTTACAGAATACAGCAAAACATTTATAACATTTGACAATGGAAGCAAGATTATCATAGCAGCCACAAGTGCGGATGCCTTTCGTGGTGAGTCTTTGAACCTGTTGTGCATGGATGAGTTTGCATTCGTTCAACAAAGTCAGGCCGAAGATTTCTGGTCAGCTAACTATCCAACCATTTCAGCATCCAAAAAAGCAAAAATTGTAATCATTTCCACACCTAACGGCCTCTTTAACCTGTTTCATAAGATTTGGGTTGATGCCGACCTAAAGAAAAATTCCTTTGTGACGACCAAGGTTTCATGGGGCCGTGTGCCCGGTAGAGACCAAGAGTGGGCTGATGAACAGAGAAAGAATATTGGTGAAAGACAGTTTGCCCAGGAATTTGCGGTAGAGTTTATTGGATCAACCAATACGTTGATAAATCCAACCACTCTGGAAATCATCCTAAAGTCTGACCTTGAACCCAAATTTACCGACCTTGATAATAGACTAAAGATATGGGAGAAGCCTAAGGAACGCTCCCAATACGTCTTAGGTGTTGATCCGGCCAAGGGTACGGGAGAAAACTACTCGGTTATCCAGGTTTTGAAAATAGATTCACTCAAACCTATCAAGCTTGAACAGGTTGCCGTATTTAGACATAACCTAACAGATGTTTATGATTTTACAGATGTCCTACAAAGAATAGCGATCTATTATAATAAAGCATATGTTATGTGTGAGAATAACGGAGAGGGATCATCAGTTGTCAACCGTCTATGGTGGGAACATGAGTATGATGGTCTTGTAAACTCTGGAAGCAAAACAAAAAATCTTGGTATAAGATCAACAGGTGGTGTTAAAGGCGGTACTAAATCAAAAGCATGTCTTTTGCTCAAGAAACTCATAGAAGACGGTTCTTTGAAAATGTTTGATCTAAGAACACTTATGGAACTTGGTTCTTTTATTGAGGAAGATGGAAGGTTTTTTGGTCAATCGATGAACGATGATTGTGTAATGGCGTTAGCATGGGCAGTTTATTTCTTTGACATGAACATTCTAAGTGAAAAATATGAATTTGATAAGAGTGATAATGACTCTGAAGGTTGGGGAGTTTTGACAGATGTTGATTTAAACGATACAGACGATTGGACTTGGTTAGATGAAAACTTTAAGGCTTAATTCTGTTCACCCAATAAATGGGCTTGAGATATAAAAATACCAAGCGTGGGTAAATCTCCTGGCCGGCGGGCACCGGCAGGATCAGGTTTGATTATACCCTGTTCAATATATGGAATCTCACAAAGCTCGGTGCAATACAGTCTTCGGGCATCCAGGCTTACCCTACCGAAAAGTTGCATAACAACGTTTCTAAAATCATAACCCTTGTGTTGTGAAAGTTCATTAAACAGCCATTCCCCAATTGCGTCTCTTTTACAATCATATTCTGGTTTTAAACCATACCAAATAGCGGAACCATTATAATGTTGAAGAACATCCGAAAGCAAATGGAACTCTGGTCCGGTTCTAACCGCTTCGATTATATAGCGGCGCTCAGAGTTTTCATATGGCAAACGAATCACCAAGGAACTATGGCTAACCTGGCGCCCGGTCATTTTCATTATACCGCTTCCAAGAAGACCGTTAGAAGCGAATTCTACAAGGTCACCGGTTTTTATTAAAAACCGTAATCCATCGTATTGTGTTAGGTCCCTCATTTACAATCGGCAGATTTTGATTTCAAATCACCCACTGCGGCCTCTATTTTTGTAGTAATATATCTTTCGGGGTCCTGTACTACTGTTGCAACAGCGGCCATAATTTCAGGTTTTACTTGAGATTTGATTTCAGCCTGGACGTTGGACAACCTAATAGCATTATCTTCTGGTGTCAATAAAACCCCTGAAGGTTTAACCTGGGCAGCTTCAGCAACCACATTCGTTACAACATGATCCAAGCGTTTTAAACCAAACTCTGTGGCTGCTTGTTTACGTTCCTCTTCGATTTTGATTTTTTCTGATTCAAGTTTAGATGTTTTTATTTCAAGCCATTTCATTACATATTTAGCTACAAGTGCTAAGATGGCAGCGATTGACGGCAGCACCACACTAAGGACAATAGTTTGGATTGTCGTAGACATTTCCGGCGTTAGCGTCATGGTATAATTCCTGGTGAAATCGGTATTTTTAAGTCGGTTGTCGGCGATGTATCCTGTTTGAATTGATCTTCATGTTCCGCCTGGACCTCCAGGCGTAAATTGACATTATTTCATTCATTCAAATAAAAATTATAATATCTAACAGGTGTCACCGCCGAGCAACTGACCAATAAAAAAAACACTATTGAAAAAATGGTTTTCAACTTAATAAATTTTTATATTCAACTTGTTTACCAAATCAGCCGGAATCTTGAGGTCAATACTACCATCTTCTGCCTGAGTAAATGTTATGCCTTTCACGCTTGCACCTGTTATACCAAGTCCTTGAAGACCAACTGTAAAAATCTGAATCATCTCGGATGATGTAAGCTTGCCGTCTTCCATAGAAAGAATAGCCTGTGAAATAACATTCATTCCCAACAACATTTTGCTAAGAATATTCATTGTGCTTTTGCCCATAATTTTTTCCTTCCTTTGATTCTTTTTATTTAATTCACACAAACACATCCTTATTTATATTTCCTAATATGCTTATCCGTAGTAAAAAATAAAATAAATATAACCGATGAAACTAATTAGACATAGAGGGTATTGAGGAAGCATAAATGAAAAAGACACAACTGGCTGAAAAGATTAAGAGAAGGCTCGGCGCGCCCATGATCAAAATTGAACTCGATCCTACTCAAATCAACGATGCAATAGACAATGCTCGTAAAAAATTCGTTAAATGGGCAGCCGGCAATGCAACACATGAAACATTTTTTACAGTCATGTTGTCGGGTGGACAATCAATATATGATTTGCCAGTAGGCGTAACAGAAGTATTGGCATATTCATCCTCTGGAATGTCAGGTGGTATCAATACACTTTTCACTGTGGACAACTTTTTGTTCAATCAAGGTTTGTTTCAAGCATTGATAGGTACAGGCGGTGGTGCTTCTGGATATACAATGATCAACTACCATATGGCAAGAGATTTTCTTGAGACAGTAAGAAAATATACACCGGACAAATATAGTTATAAATATCACGGATACACAAACCAGCTTGAAATACAACCTGCACCAGCAACAGGCGGTAGATTAGAACTCAATGGTGTAGTATATGATTCTCCTGGTTTTGTTTTGATCAGATCAATGATGCTCGAAGCGTCAACTCTGTCTGGTTATTCAGAAGAAAACACATTTGAGAATTTTTACGGATATGATTGGATTTTAGAGTATGCTACGGCAGAATGTAAAATAGTACTTGGTTTGGTAAGAAGAAAATTTGGTAACTTTGCTTCTCTTGGTAATGTCGGCATCTCTCTTGATGGAGATGCTCTTGTATCAGAGGGCAAAGAAGAAAAGGATGCATTAGAAGAAAAGCTGAAGACCGAGGAAGTTTTTGAAGGCCTGGGAATTGAGATTGGATATTAGGGAGAAAAATGGATATAACACAAAAAATAGACAATAAAATTGGCACATTGGCACTCAACGAAAATGAATTACTTTTTATGAAATCTGGGTTCGAAAAAGATCTGAATGAACTCAAAGAAGACATGAAAAATCTTCTCAAATGGACAGAAAAAATTGACAAAATAATTAAAAAACAAATGCCGTACTAATGCCTAATATCACCCTTTTATATTACACAGCAAACAAAATACCGGAAAAATTCGCT